AAGTGCCATTTTGAGTTGTCCTCACATGCGAGTTAAGCGCGACGATATGCATGTAACAGGCCGGGAGCCATTCGTTCGCACCGGTATTCCCGGAATAGCTTCTTTATACCACAGAGAAGATAAAATACAAGTAGAATGCGCAAATGCCATCAAAAGACCCCGCCCAACGTAAACTAGCTAACGATCGGCACTACAAAAAGCACAAGGCTTTAGTAATCTCACGTAACAACATCCGCAAGAAAAGAGTTCGGGTTGAATGGGAAGAGTTTAAACAGACTTTATCCTGCATAAAATGCGGTGAATCACACTCCGCAATCCTAGACTTTCATCATATAAACCCCTCAGATAGCGATAAGAAAGTACACCGCCTAACAGCTAACGGGGCGTACAAACAGGCTAGGGAAGAGATTAAGAAGTGTGTAGTCCTCTGCGCTAACTGTCATCGTAAAGAACACTACAACCAAAGAAAAAACCCCACCTTGTGAGCGGGGCTACGGTTAAGCGTATTTAAAGCTCCAGCCCTTGTAAGGCCCCCGTGTCAATAGTTTACCTGACTTTAACGCACGGTTTATAGTTGGGGGCTTCATACCAGAGGCTTCTCGCAACGCCTGAATACTGTCGTACTCTAGTGTTTTTCCATCCGGGCTTGTAGCTACAACAGCCCTACTTACCTTAGCCCCATGTTCTGGGCGCTTCTTACCAAACCAGAAATTACCTTCGCCCATTAAGGCTGCGGAGATTTTTGCTCTAGCTTCTGCGGATTTAGGCTTACCCCGCATATACGCTATTTTCTTTTCTATGGTTTCCGCAGATTGTTTACGACCTAGGGAGGTTTCGGCTATTTTGGCTATAGCTTCTGGAGTATGTTTGTACCCCCAAGTAGGGCTAAGTTCCCCAGACATACCTAGCATGGGTGCAGTGGCATTAATACCTATGTTATAGCAGTACTCCTTACCAACATGTTCGTTAAGCCATACATTTTCTGCCGCTAGTAAATCAGCACCTTTTGGCAGATCTTCTACCACAACAAAAACAAAAGCTTGTTCCCCGTACTTGTTCCATGCAGCTTGCAAGTACCTATTGTTATGCTTGCTAGTACGCAGCTCAGAGAAGTGTCGTGTTTTGCGTCGCTTAAGATCTACCGCGCTTCCAACATAAAACTTGTTGTTAACTACATTAATAATCTTGTAAATTCCTTGCGCCATAGGGCCTCCTTGTGTAGATGTACGTAATGTACCTGATTTGAATCAGTAACACAAGAGAAATAGAAAAAGGGGCCGAAGCCCCTCTTAAAACCCGCATGTAGCCTAGGTTTTGGTTATGCGCCGGGCGACGCGAACATTCCGAGCGGATCCGAAAATCCGAAAGAATATCGCTCGCGGGACTTGTATCTCACGTTCCCGGTATCGAAATCACCATCCATCGAGTTCGACAGAGCCATACGTTCAAAGTGCTTCATGCCGTTAGGAACGTCGGTCGTCAAGAACCAAGCATTCGTATCCGTCAGGAAGTGGTTGATCGTATAGCCTTCAGCGATTGAACCATTGCTCTTCAAAGCGTTGATGTCGTTATCGTTAGTGCCGACGCGGAGTTCGGTTTCCAACAGACGAGTAGCAACGAATTGCAGTGATGGTGGAACAATCAGCTTCTTAGGTTTAGCAGCGATCAACAGGCCACGCTCATCCGTCCAAGCAGCGATTTGAATAACAGCAGACTCCAATGAAGTCTCGTTCAAGTCAGCAGCGGTAGCTGGGGTGTTACTGTTGGTGCCACCGGAAACCAGTGGGTGAGCCGTCGAGAACAGAGCAACGCCGTCGCCGCCAGCATACTGACCAGCAGAGAAGCCATTGTTCAGAACCGAAGCAGCCTTAACTTGCTTGGTGTACGCCATAGCACGAGCCAGACCTTTGGTATAACGAGCCGACAGGGAGTCGTACAGGTTATCTTCAATAGCCTCTTCCGTCAGCGAGAAGCCGAGGGCGATGGTTTCGTGGTTGTAACGTGCAGTCCAAGCTTCTTGGCCGTTGTCGTATCGAATTGCCGAACCTTCATTCTTGACAGGAGCAGCGGAGAAACCAGACAGCTTGGTCTCTTCTTCGAACGAACGCTCGGAGGTCTCGGTTTCGTAGATCTCTTTATGCTCTTCGCCGTAACGAGCATATTCCAGACCAAACAGAGCGTTCAGGCCCGGGAGCAGTTCTTTAAGTAGTTGTGCGCGTGAAATAGCCATAATTTAGCTCCTATTAGATGCCGGTTGGGTTGTTGTACATATGACCACCGTTCCAAGCAACAACGTTAGGCGAGCCTTCGGTCAGCGTGATATACGGAGCGTTAAATTTGCAAATGAACTCAGAGAATTCACCGGCAGCATTGGCAGTGTCAGGAACACCAGCAACAATACGGATTGGCAACGAGAAGGTAGCGGCGGCGGTAGTGCCGTCAATAGCAACTTTAGAATCGCCTGTGCTGGTCGAGCCAGCGTTTTGTACCAGAGCCACGTTGTTACCAATTACGGTTTGGCCGTAGTAAGCAACGACGGTGGTGCCGGATACAGCAGCAACTTTAAACAAGACATCAGGATCGTCAACAACGATAGCTTGCGCATCGGAAGCAACGGTACCAGTAGGCCAGTACTGAGCAAAAAGTTTTTGATTAGTCGAAGGGCTGGTGTAGGTGCAACCAACAAAAATACCAGCAACGCCGTTAGCTGCAACGGTCGTAGTACCAGTGTCTTTTTGCACGGTGCCATCATTAATCAGCTTAACTACATCACCGTAGAAAATGTTAGCAGCATAGCCACTAGCAATTGGAAGGTAACGAGTTGAGCCAGCGTAAACCTGACCACCGATCAAATTGACCGGCTGTAGGCCGTAGGGGCCTGAAACAATAGGATAAGCCATTTATAACTCCAAAAAAGTTTATTTACCCTTGCCGAATGAGGTACTGGACTTACGCTCACTAAACAAAGGCATGCGAGGGTCGTTCTGACGCATAAGATTGTTATCGACCGATTCAATTTGGTTTGCAGCTTGCTGCGAGAAATGCGCATTACGCTGTTCCACAAACTCAATTGGGGTCTTGCAAAGTAACAATCCACCGATTTCGACGTTGTCCTTAAAGCGACTATTCGGATCGGCTAGCAGTGTAAACTTGGGTTGCTCTTCAATTCGAACCGGTTCCCAACCTTCACGTAGTTTTGCGGACAAATTCCGTGGGTCAGCGTTGTTCAAAGTTGAAGCGCGAATCCATCTGTACGCATAACCCGGCTGCTTATCTGGTTCAGGCAGAAGCTCAGGCTGCGACCACTGCTTAGGGCGCTCCTGAATAGCACGAGTTTCAAGTTCACGGACGAGACGGTTTTGTTCAGTTTTGTTTTCAGCCATTTTTGGCCTCCATTTTCATTTTTTCACGGGCGTATTGCTCAGGTGTTAAACCGAGCTTCTTGGCAAGACCTAACTCCGACTGCTTCAGTGTCACCTTTTTTGAAGATGTACTGCGAGTCGCTGGCGCTACGACCGTTGAAGGTCTTTCTGTACGCACTGATTTCTCAGTAGGCGTTTTATCTGCTTCATCAGCAAAGTGCTCAGAGAACCGACGGCGCATGGTGTCATCGATTTTGCTCCAGTACTCATCAGTACTAACATAGCTAGCACCGTGCTGATTGACTAGTTTTTGATGTAGGCCAAGTGCCAGACTAGTCATTTCCTCGTCCTTACCGAACCATGTGTTGCGCTCTTGCCACGCAGCAGCTCTTGGGTCAGGGCGAGATACTTGGGTTTCAGGTTCACTATTTACAGGAATTTCTTCTGTTTGTAAAGTAGGAACATATTCTCTAGCCTTTTGGAGCTTATAGTTAGCGTTTGCTAACTGCTCTTGAGCCTCTAACAAAAGATCCGAATTACCAGCGTCGTATGCTTCTCTATATGCTCGTTTAGCAGCATCTAGTTCCAGCGTAGCAGCGCCTTTGTACGTGTCCAAGTAGTTCTTTTCACCCTCGGACAGACGGCCTTTCAGCGATTTGTTTTCAGCAAGAATCTTCTGGGCAAAGACAACAGCTTCCTGTTGCTCGCGCATTGCGCGTTCTTTTTCCCGGCGTTCATCATGCCAAACCTTCTTCATTTGCTTCATTCGGGTACGAACTTTGTCGGAATAATCTTCCAGCTCGTCCTTCTCAAGCTCATCTACAATTTCTTTTGGTAGAGGTTCACGATTACGGTCTGCAACAGGGGTATCGTCTTCGATCTCCAGTTCAGGAGCCTGTTGTTTTACTGCAACACCCTTAGCCTTATCCTCAATCTCATCAGGAAATTCGAACTCGACTTGGTCTAGGTTACTTGTAGCCATTCATATCTCCTTATGCGCGGGTAATGCCGCGTGGATCCATCACTGTGCCTTCTACGGAGTCGTCGTTAATCATACGGAATTCACGTCCGTGGATCTTCAACCGAGTACCAGAGTTGGGTCTCGCAAGAATAAAGTCACCAACCTTGCACCAAGGGCCGGTAGGGAACTTATTTTTGTCTAAATAACAATCAGGCCCCATAGACACTACAAAGAACACTGTTGCCAGTACTTCCTCATGGTGGCGCGTGGTATCTGCTTTGATCAAACCGCTGTCGTACTTTTCCTCTGAGTCAGGAATTGCCAAAAGAATATGGTATCCAGATGGAGTAGGAAGCTGTTTAGCTTTGTCTTCTGCTGCTTGTGGTAATACAGTTGCATCCAAACTATCGGGGTTTGAACCGATCAGGATTTCACTCATCAGATTGCTCCATTGCTTTTGCGAGGTCTAAAATATAACCCTCCGTAGTGCTGAGACCTCGAATCTCACCACAAAGGGCACGGTACTCTGCGTAATCTTTAGCGGCTCCTGTAGACACCGCTTCCGAGATTTGAATTCGTTTATTCCTAAGTTGATCAAGAATAATTTCCAACGTTCTATCCATTACTCACCCTTTTTAGGTTTGTTTTCGGCTTTATCCGCTTGCATAGCTTGAATTAGAAGTTGAGCTTGTTGGTGTTTCGTTTTTGTACCAACTTTTAAACCCTCAAGTTCCATCTTGGCTTCAAGTTCCGCTTTATTCTTAGCAGTCTGAGCGCCAACCTGCATACCCGCGATTTCTTTCTGGGCTGCTATACGTTCACGTTCAATCTCCAACTGGTCAGCCTTACCTGCGGCATCAAACTGAAGCTTAGTTTCTTTAAGTTTCTGCTCGGCTTGTTTGATCTGCAGTTCTTGCTGTTGCATCTGGACGATAGGATCTTGTTGAGCCTGTTGAGCCTGCTGTTGTGCAGCTTCGGCTTTATTTGCTTGCAAGACTTTCTGACCGGCTGCAGCCATAAGACGGGAAAACTCAATCTCAACTTCTTTAGACATCTCTTCGTCCATTTTCGGCAGAGGGATACCTAATTGCTCTTCGATGTGCTTACGGTACGCAAAACCTACGTGCTCGGCAATATGAGCCATAGCTGCGGCTTGAAGCTGTTGAGCCATAGGGTTTTGACCCATGATTGCAGCAAGCTTCGGATCTTGCATAGCCGCTTGGTGCACTGCAATATGAGCTTCGTGGTCTTGGTGAATAAAGGCTTTGACCGGCTTACCGTTCATCATCGCCATGTTCTCAAACACAGGATCACGTGGCTTCTGGTCGTCGGCTGTTGGAATCAACTTACCGATATTCTTAATACCCAGTACGGTTAGCATCTGGCGGTGCAACTCAGGCATGTCGTAAATCTGTGGTGCGCCCTGAGCCATCTGCATAACGGCTTGGTACTGAACAACCTTCTGGGACATCGTTGCGGTATTAGGATCTGAGACAGGCAGAACTTCCACCATGTCATAGTCAGCCTTCTTAGCTTTACGACCGCCTTCTTCTGGCTCGTAGCTGTACTCGTCTGGAGTGTAGTCACGGATAATGTCGCGCAACAACCGGAACTCTTGGCGCATCGCGTAGTGGATACGCGCCTGAACTGCAGACATAACCTTGAGCTGACGCTCCAACAAAGCCAAGGTAGTCCCAACTGGGGACTGAGCCGACATATCAGATACTTTAAGATCCGCTGAACCTGCCAACGCACGACCTTCAGTAACGATAGTACCCAGCAGCGTAGCCAGAACTTGACTTGGCTCTTTGTACGGCAGAGGAAGAATGTTGTCGCGAATAGTGCCCGAAGCTACGTCAACGTCACGGAACTCGCCCGGACTAATCGGTGTGTCGTCACCCTTAACGCGCATGCCCTTGGTCTTCAAACCACCCGGCAGGTTAGCCAGCGTACCAGCGTCAACCAACTGTCGAATGATCGACGTACCGGACTTAGCGAATGCGCCAATCAGGTGAATCAAACCAAAGTTATAGAACCCAAAGCCCGGAATGTAACCGTAGTGGACTAAGTGGCTACGTTTGATCTTAGCTTCATCTTCTGGTCTATAGTTACGGCGGATAGCCAGAATAGTCTGTGAGCTTTTCTCGATAGTAACGATGTACGGCAGGGCGATACCTGTTGGCTCACCATCCTCATCTTCATCTTCGTAGCCCGGCAAGTCGAGATTGACCTGCATCTCCAAGAGTTTGTAGCGATCATCGGATGTAGCTCGGAAGCCCATCTTTTCAGCGATCTTTTTCTCTACTTCGTCAAGGCTATTCGACGGCTCTGGCAGATCGACATCACAATAGAAGCCAGCTACCTGCAGCTTGCGCATCTCGTTTTTTGTCTTACGCATCACGTGGGTTACACGGTCTGCAGTCTCCAGATTACTCGCGCCGTAAGGCACCACGATGTCTTCAGCGGTAACAAACAGGGAGACCTGACGACCCAGCGATGGATCGTAGTACACTTTCTTAAACGCATTACCTGACAGACCCAAGCCCCACAACATACGCTCGTGCTCCGGGCGGTACTCAACCATCTTGTCGGTAAGCTGATAGTTCATGTCGGAAGATACACGGTCAGCTGCTTCTTTTTTCTCAGGTGTTTCTTTGCCGATGATCTGGGTCTTGACAGGGCCCGCTGCCGGGAACGTCTCCATGATAGTCTCGGACTGGAACTTAACGAGAGCCTCAGACAGCAGGGGGTGATACACACCACAAGCTCCCTCCCACGGCTCACTTCGCTCCTCGATCTTCATGCCCAACAGCTCAAGGCCGTCAACGTATGTCTGCATCCAGTCTTGGCGGGAAGATATGTCATCTTCAAACTCACCCAGCAGATCACCTGCTAGCGATGATAGCTCAGACTCATCCATGTCTTCGGCGAGGTTAGCACTAAACTCCTCGTCCCGAATCTCTTTCTCAATATCAATCTCCATGCCCGGCATACCAATATGAACTGCCTCGGGATCTTCGATCTCAATTTCAATCTCAGGCTCTTCACTATCGAGGCTATCTAGCCCTAGTGGCGCTTGGTAAAGCGACTTATCCATATTAGTTGCCATCGCACATCCTTAATAGTACCCAGTCCCACGACGGGACTTAAAATATATCGGGTCTTCAGCTTCGTCAGTCGGTAACCGAATGAATCCACCTTTACGGAACCTCATCAATGCAAGTGTTGTCGCATCAACCAAGTCATCATGTTCTCCAGCAGGGAAGCTAGCTATCTCATCCACCAGCTCTTCTGCCCATCTAGTCTCTGGAACCCATACTCGACCCGAAGCTATCAGGTCAGACACTGCATTCAACCTACTAATCTTATCGTTACCTTTGCCCGGCGTAAACTCTTGAGCTGGTATACCCATAGCCCGAAACTCACTAATCAGTGGAGCACCGGTAGCCTTCTTTTCAATTAGTACGCCGTCAGGTTCCCAGTCATTATAATGCTGAAACGCAGTTTTTTTAAGGTCTGTCCACTCTAATCGCTCTTTAAACGAATTTAGCAAGATAATGTGCTGGTTATTGTTGTCTTCCTCGTTCCGGAAGATCCCCCACGTAGTACATGCGGAGTAGTCAGCCCTGTTGTTCTTTTCGAACGCAGTATCCCAAGTCTGTAACACGTACTCGCAGTGCGGTGGACTCTCGCCCGTCCATATCTGCCACCACTCACGCTTGATAATCGCGCTCTGATCCGAGGTCGGTTGTTGCTGGTACTGAGCCATCCACTTGCCGTTAGGCAGAACAGTGCGAATCCGTTCAAGCTCGTCTAGCTTCCAAAACTCAGGCCACAACGGCTTGCCACTAGGCAGGATTGCAGGAAACTCAATAACTTCCCACTCGTCACCACCCCGGTTGACTGAGCTTTTAATAACCTGAGCCGTCAAATCTCTCAACGACCATCGTGTCATAACAACAACAATAGCTCCACCCGGTTGCAGACGCTGCCGTGGGCCCGACGTATACCATTCGTACGTCTTGTCGTAAATATCTGGGTTAACTTCGGCTAGTGCAGCCTCTTGCTCAGAGTGTGGGTCATCAATAATTAGGATGTCAGCGCCTTTACCGGTCACTGCACCGCCCACACCGATAGCGAAGTAGTCACCACCCTTGTTTGTATTCCACCGCCCCGCCGCTTTTGAGTCACTTTGCAGGGAAACATCAGGAAAAACAGACTTATACGCCTCGGAGTCCACCAAATTTCGTACTTTACGGCCAAATCCCGTCGCTAATTCAGCGGTATGGGACGTTTGAATGACCTTTTTGTGCGGAAACTTACCTAAAAACCACGCCGGAAGCAAATAAGATGCAAACTCAGACTTCGTATGCCGTGGTGGCATGTTAATAATCAGTCTCTTGCACGTACCATTAGCTACCCGCTCGAACGCATCGGCCATCCGCGCATGATGTCTACCCGAAATAAATATAGGCCACATCTCTTTGACGAAGCTTAAGAACTTATCCCGCGCACCTTCTTTGCGTTTCATCTCCGCTAGGGTTTCCAAGTCCACTAACAGCTTGCGCTGCTCCACAACACTTAAGTGCGGCAGGATCTTGGGTATGTCTGCTAGGGAAATGTTATTCAACATCATCAATCGGTTCCGCAATACCTAGCTCTTCGTCCAAACTCTCGATGGAAACTGGCACATCAATGATATTGGCGTTCATAAGCCGTTTGACGCGCTCTTTAATGGCGGTCTCTAGGTCGTCGGATGATTTGTGATTGATTGTGATCTCGCTGCGCTCAGTGAAAAGCCCAACGTCAGAATGTTTGCCTAGTAGTTCTAGGGCTTTGAGTTCGTACTTAGGTTCACCACAGTTGGCTAGCTCCATGAGCTTTGCAGTGATAGCAGAACGTACCTCGGTAATATCAGCTACTACGTGGTTTGCATACTCTCTGATGAATATGGCAGCAGCATGTGCAGTTGAAGGGCGGGCTAGAGCGGTAGCGGCAGCAACTTTGTCTGTAGTTTTAAACAGCTTGCTTGTCTCTATCATATCCTCGATGGTTACTTCCATCGGTGCACCAAGATCACTTAGCAAGTCCGCCGTATTGGCGGCAACAATCACCTTGTCCCGAAAGCTGCTTGGGCTCTCTGGAGAAGTATCGTAAGGCATCGGATGATCTTTTGTTGGTTCGATATTAACCATGCGGGAGTTATACCACAACTAAGATTCCTTGCCTAGCTTTTATACCAACACGACTGGGGACTGTTCGCATAGAGCAGCGTTGCAGTTGAACAACGACACAGAATTTACAACCCCACATCCTACCGGCGCTAACCCAATAGGCAATCCCCATGCGTCTTGGTGTTGGTACTCGCTGCACCTGTAGGCTCGCTTATGTTAAAGCCCGCCAGCATCCGCTTCCCCAACGTAAAAATAATAGCATAAAATTTTTTAGACATCCCTTTATTTTTGCATGGGGGTGGTTCCGCATATATAGCAGTTGTATATAGCTAGGTGGAAATCGAAGGGGGTAGGGGGGGTCTTAATACAATGACAACAAGAACTATAAAACTGGAAATCGATCGTGCATATCATAGTGTAGAGGGACGGGACTCCTTCCTAGGATCGGGGTGGTGGGGGGTGTAGTGGGGTCGCTGGATTGCCGAAACGATGTGAAAACCTAATATGATGTTAGAATTCGATAGTACTATACAAAGTCTAATGAACAAGCGATAATATGTTCACTCGCTCAACAGGGCGGGCAAAAAACTCAAAGGAAATT